ATGGAAAAAATGATTAAATTTTTAGTTCAAGGTTCAGGAAAAGAACCTTACAGATGTACATTTTGGAAAGTAGATGACTATGATTTACATAGTGCTTGTACGTGTCCTGCTGGGAAAAAAGGACAATATTGTAAGCATAGATTTGCTTTACTTGAAGGAGACATCACTAATGTTGTTGATTATTCAGAAGAAGATTTCAAAGAATTGCAGGAAATGTTAAAATCGAGTGATATAGCTGACTTCTATGATGAATTTGCTAAGGCTAAAATAGGTGAAAAAATATCAAAAATATGTTTTGATACCAGTTTACACTTAAAACTAGGTGAAACAACAGCAAAGACTTTTGAGGATATAAAAAAATATACTGGAAGTAACACCGTTATTTTACTTATGAAAAAAGAAGCATATTTCTTTGATTTGAATAAGAATATTAAAGAACAGATAAAAATAGATAAAGATGAAGTTGAAAAATTAGGTTTATTTGTTTTGAAAGATTCTTTTTATACAACATCTGAATATTTAGTTGAATGTTTTAAATTTTATAAATCTATAAACATCAAAGAATATAATCAAAAAATGAAAGAAATTATGAAATAAAAAATTTCTCTTGACTTTTGTCAGACGATATTATATAATTTTGTCAGACAAAAGGCAGGTGATGAAATTGTTAAAAAAAATAGGTCGTCCAACAGATGAACCAAAATCTCATAGAATAACTGTTAGAATTGATGAAGAAAGCAAAAAAACTTTAGATGAATATTGTTTAAAAAAAGAAGTCAAACCAGCAGAAGCTATAAGAATTGGGATAAAGAAGTTAAAAGATGACTTAGAAAATTAAAATAGAGTATCAATCCCCTGAGAAAGTTTTGAATACTCTATTTACACAAGAAGTTTCCCTCTTATGAAATCTATTATATCATAAGGGAGTACTTCTATCAATTATAATTTTGAAAGGAGTATTTTTATTATGTATGCAAATATGGAAAAAGTAATCAAAGAAAGTAGAAAATACTTAACAACTCATTATGATATGACATTTGACCAATTAAATGATATTAGAGATAATTCAAAAGGTATCTTTGAAATGATAGGAACAGCTTTTATGTTTGGATTTGGTCAAGGTATGAAATATCAAAAGAAAAGAGGTAAGGTGAATAAAAATGGCAAATAATTTGATTACAAAAAGTGAAATAACGAGTTTGGAATTATTGGTTGAAATAAATAAGTTTAGAAAAGAAGAAGGAATTAAAAAAGAACTTCTTCATAAAAGTTTACTAGATATAATTCGAGATGAATTTTCAGAAGAAATAGATCGGCAAAAAATTTTGCCAATGTCTTATAAGGATAGATATGGTAGAAATCAACCAATGTTTATTCTAACTTTATCTCAAGCAAGACAAGTTTTAGTTAGAGAAAGTAAGTTTGTCAGAAGAGCAGTTATACATTTCTTAGAAAAGTTAGAAAATCAAGGACTAGAAAATAAGGAACAGAAGAAACTGTCATTTCAAGTACAAGAAATTAAACCTACTACTTGGAGAGGACAGCCAGTACTAGAACTTCAGCAATTATCAAAAATGATAGGTGTGCCTGATGTTAATCTTCATTGGTATGCAAAAAGAAAAAAACTTACCTTAAAATTTGATAATTTAAAAGCATATAAAGAAGAGAATTCTAATAAAAATTATTCATCTGTTTCAGCTATAAGTCTTTTATACAAGCCAAATGTTATATCAATATGTAAAAGATATGGGCTTTATAACAAATATAAAGATTTCATAGATAATTATTTTAAAACTAATAATTTGATTGAATATAAAGGTAAAGCAAATGATGAGTTTGAACATTTGATAGCTGAAGCAACAAGAATAAAAGCAAACTTGTTAAAAGAAAAAGCAGAAATAGAAGAAAAATTAATGAAATTAAACAAAATGGGATTAACTAATTAATAAACACTAAGAGCAGTGTAAAAGCTGCTCTTTTTTTATTGCAAAAAGGAGGTTGGTGTAATTGGGATAGCAAGAAATATAAAGATATTAGTTTTCTATGAAGGAGTAGACATCACTGAAGAGATACAACCCAGTATCTCATCTATGACTTACACAGATAACTCGAAAAATGCTGTAGATGACTTAGAGTTAGACCTGGAAAATTTAGATTATAGATGGCTTAATGAATGGTATCCTGATGAAAATTCAAGACTTTTAGTTGGGATCCAACAAAATGAAAATGGTAAATCTAAATTCTTAGACCTTGGAATTTTCTATGTAGATGAGCCTACTTTTAATAATCAAAGACTTTCTCTCAAATGCCTGGCATTACCTCTTGACCAAACTATTAGAGAGCAGGTTAACAGTGTTGCATGGGAAAAAATAACTCTATCTGAACTATTATCTAAAATAGCAACTAAACACGAATTAAGTTATGAGCTACATTGTGATAATGCCTTCTTTGATAGATTAGATCAGGACAGAGAAACAGATTTAGGATTTTTAAAAAGAATTCTGTCTGAAACAGCTCTAAGTTTGAAAGTTACTGATGATAAGCTAATAGTCTTTAATGATGATGCATTAATTGATAACGATAATATTGATGTATTTAATATTAAAGATTTTCGTATTAGAAGCTTTACACTAAAGAAGAAAAATCAAGGAGTTTACGACAAAGTCGAGGTTAGTTATTATGATGCAGATAAAAAGAAACACATTGTTGAGACTATTACAAAAGAAGAACTTGAGAAGAGAAATGAGGTAAAAAATGCTTGATGATGGAGGATATATTGCTTTTAAAGAGAAAGCAAATAAAACAAAAACTAAAAAAAGAATTAAAAAAGCTAAGACAAAAAAGATTAAAACTAAAGGGAAATCTCAAGCTAAGAAGGTGGCCGAGAAAACTTTAAAGGACAGTTTAAAGCAAGAATACTCTATAAACTTAACGGTTGATGGAGATGTTAAATACTGTGCAGGTTGCATTATAGAACTAGATGACAGTTTTGGTAGATTTGCTGGACGATATGTAATTGATAAAGTTACACACAATATCGATGGAGACTACACATGTGATATTGAAGCTTTTAAAGTTGGAGCTAGACAAAATGCAGAAGAGAGAGCAAAAGCAATTGATAAAGCTAAGAGAGATAAGGCAGAGAAAGAAAAGGCTAAAACTGCAAATACAAGAAAAAAAGAAAGAGAATTAAAAAAAGCAAATAAGATTAAAAATAAAAAAGGTGGTGAGTAAGAATGCTGGATATCTTGAAGCAAGGGGAAGTAAATGATATAGACATAGCAAATGGTAAAGCAAGAGTTATATTTCCAGACAGGGATAACAAAATTTCAGATTGGTTAAATATCCTGGTTCCATTCTCAGAGTCACATTCTGATAACTATCATCTTGAGAAGGGTCAAACAGTCATAGTCTTATCATTACCTGATATGATGGAGCAAGGTTACATCTTAGGTTGCCCTATGAGACCTTCAGGGATTGCTGAAGGAGAAGTAAAAAGAACTTTTTCTGACGGTGGATTTTATTCTTACAAAGATGGAGTTTTAACTCTATCTCCTATCACAAAAGTAGTTATTACAGCAGATGTGGAGATTAAAAAGACACTAACAGTTGATGGAGATACTACTTTTAAATCTAATACAGACACCAAAGGTACTGCTATGCTGAACGGCATTAATCTTAATACTCATACGCACTCAGGAATACAACCAGGAAGCAGTAACACAGGAGGTCCATCATGATAGGAAGTTTAGGAGACATAATTTTTTATGCAAGTGACTTGAATGTATTTTCTTTAAAGAAAGAATTATCAAGAAGTAGAAAAGCTAAAATAACTCAACATGAGCCCATCTATGGTATTGGTAAAGTGAGACAGCAAGGTAGAGAGCTAATGGAAGTTAATCTATCTATAGAGCTAATAGCAGGACTTACTAAGGCTCCTAGTCTGCATTTACAAATGCTGAAAGATTTCATGGAGTTAGGAAAATTTGCTCCTTTAATTCTTGGGTATCATGTTATAGGAGAGTTTCCATTTTTGATAACTGGAATTGAAGAAACATTATCGCATTTCAATGCTGCAACAGGAGAGTTTGATTATATCAACTTAGATATAACACTACTGGAGTATGTAGATGACCCTTTACAATATCAAAAAAAGATAGAGTACAGACAAACGGCTAAGACTATTCTTGGAGTTGAGTATGAGGACACTGTAAAAAATCTACAAAAGAAGGTGTTTAAACTATGATATATTTGATAAATTCTAAAGATGATATAAATTACAACCCAAAAAATGAGATAGAAGATGTGGTAAGAAATGTACATATGATATTAAGAGTTACAAAAGAAGAACAGCCGTTAATGAGAGATTTTTCTTTAGATAGTGATGTGGTTGATAAGAACATTTCTGTCATTAAGAATAAACTAATTGGCTTACTAATGACTAATTTAAAGAAGTATGAACCAAGAGCACTGCTTAAAAATTTAGATTTAAAGTTAGAAAATAATGACTTAGAAATAATGCTAGAAATAGAGGTGATTGTATGATAGACGATACTTATGAAATTATCGATGCTAATGCTGAAGAACTGAGACAGCAAATGCAGGAAAAGTTCGAAGAGTTAAGTGGAAGAAAAATCTCTAAATACTCGCCCGAGGGCTTAATCTTTGCTAGTGTTGCTTATCTTATAGCTATGAGAGAAGAGAACTACAATGATAATCTGAAGCAAAATTACTTAAAATATGCTAGGGATTATAGATTAGACTTATTAGGGGATAGATACGGAGACAGGGGGCTTAGATTAGAAGAGCAATATGCTAAAGCTACTTTTAGATTCCATATCATATCTGCTAAACAAAAGAAAATAGTTATCCCAAAAGGAAGCTTAATCAGATATAATGACCTTTATTTTGAAACAAATGAAGAGTATTCTATATCAGAAAATACCTTATATGTAGATGGAATTGCTACATGTAAAACACCAGGAACAATAGGGAATAATATCCCTATAGGTCACATCAATACAATGGTTGACTTATATCCTTACTTTTCTAAAGTAGAAAACATCACAATTTCAAATGGTGGTACAGACTTGGAAGAAGATGAGGTCTATAGAGAAAGATTAAGACTTGTACCTGACTCTTTTTCTGTTGCGGGTTCAGTTGGGGCTTATGTGTTTTGGACTTTATCGACATCTCCAGAGATAGTTGATGTTACTGTTAAGAGTCCAAACCCTTGCGAAGTTGATATCTACGTACTTACAAAAGATGGAGTTCCCTCTGAAGAGTTGAGAAACCAAGTATTAAAAGTTGTAAACTCAGATGAAATAAGACCTTTGACAGATAAGGTTACTATAAAAAGCCCTGAAGTTGTAGATTACAAAGTTGAATTTGATTATTACATAAATAAAGCTGATGAAATTAATGTTAACTCTATAAAAGCTAAAGTACAAACAGCCGTAAATGAGTATGTAGAATGGCAAAAAAATAAGTTAGGTAGAGATATAATACCTGACGAGTTAATCAAAAGATTAAAGCTTGCAGGAGTAAAGAGAACTGTTATAACATCTCCAGTTTACAAAAAGCTAGAACCTCATCAGTTTGCTAAGTGTAATGCTAGTGTAGTAGTCAATTATCTAGGAGTTGAAGACATATGATATTAATAGATGACTTGAAATTAACAGACATTGCTGCAGTATCTACTTTAGATGATGCTACAACCAAATGGATATATGAGTCTATAGACTTCGTCTTGAGAGGTAGAAACTCTATCATAAACAGTGAGTTAAAAAAGCTAGAAATGATAGATTTGATGAATGAGCAAGAGATTAATATGCTCTTATGGGAATATTCTATCTACACTAAAAATGCAACTCTTGAAGAAAAGAAAAAGATAGTTAAAAGAGCTATATTTTCTAAAATTAATGCAGGTACAACTAAGGTATTAAAAGATGTGTGTGGTCTATTGTACAAAGGGTTTGACGTAAAAGAATGGACTGCCTACAATGGCAGACCTGGTACTTTTAGAATCTATACGGATAAGAAAATAACAGACCCTAGTGAGTATAGAGAGTTGATGGAAAACATAGAAGCTAATAAGAATGTTAGAAGCCATTTAGACTATATAGAGCTGAAGCAGATAAACACATCTAAATACTACATATCTGGTTTTAAAGAAGTAACATTATTAGCAACTAAGGAAAATAAAAAGAAAGATTTTACTGTAAATAATGCTATTTACATAAAAGCATATAAGCAAATAACAGGAGGTATGACTAAATGAAATTTAATGGGATAACTAAAAAAGGTAGAGAATATTTGGCTAAAATTCAAGCAGAGAACAAGCCTATTAACTTCGTTAAGATTAAAATAGGCGATGGTAGATTAGACAACTATGATAACCCTGCAGAGCTAGAACATTTGATTAATCTAAAAGTTGAGAAAGGAATATTAACTCTAAACCAGGAACATGACACAGTTATTTTGACTACTAACATTGATAATGTGAGCCTTAGAACAGGGTATTATCCAAGAGAAATAGGGGTATTCGTTAACGATAATGGGCAAGAGATAATGTACTATTATATGAATGCCGGAGATGAAACTTCTTGGATACCGCCATTTCAAAACATTTCATGTTTACGGTTAATAACATTCCACCATTCAGTGTTTTAG